GTGAAGTCCACCGAAAGGTTCGTGCCAGCGCCTCGGAGAATCTAGCCGGAAGATAGGTGGTAGTCGTTGGCGGCTGTATCGACGAAATCAGCGGGCGTGATATCGGTTGTAAGAGAGTTCGCGCCTGGAGGCGGAGTCGTCGTGGCATTGCTTGACGCATTGTAATCCGACGAAGCAGTCCAACCACCCGTAGCGTTACTGATGAAATCGCCACCATAAGCAACACTATTAATTGCCGTGCCTTCAATACCTTTAGAGCCGACCGTATAGCTTCTTGCCGTACAGTTCTTAAATATAGGCCGTCTTGTTTCTAGAGAATTATTGACGATATCGCCAATTGCCATTACATTGATGAATAAATTATCATTAAAATTATACCGTATGGCGGCCCCTCCCACCGAATATGCCACGCACTTATGTAGCTCAATACTGCTCAAGAATAGATCGAACCCATAGGCTGGGTTGACCCCCGTATTTGTCAACGAGACATTAACGAGTTTCGTATAATCTTGCTGTATGGTTAATATAGCCCCATAACGTATACTACCCGTTAGAAAAAACCCTGTGTTTGGCGTCCCGTTATGTTCATTGCCCGTAGCAGCGCGGATTATTATATAATTTGTACTATTGACGGTCCATCCGCTAACTGTAACTAGCTCACCAAGTCCACTAGGCCAATCGGCATAGCCCTCGGCCACTGCAATCGCGCTATCGCCCGCGTCCGTGAGCGTGACATAGTTGGAGGCATCAACCTGCATTTGCTCGCCGGAAGTGAAATCAACGGATGCGGCGTCAATTTCAACGAGCACTTGAGTTGCGGATGCATGACGTACCGTACCCGTTGCTCCGCTAGAAGCTCCCGAAACCAGCGCGCCGTCGCCCACGATTCCAACGATCCCGCTATGAGAATAGACCTTCGTTTTGGCGGAAGTCAGATCCGTCTGAATTGCCGCCTCCCACGCCGTGAGCGTCGGGTAATCGCCCCCCGTGGCGCGGATCGAGCAGATGAACTCGGTGGCCATCTAGCTCTCCAACGCCCCGGTCGTCTTATTGCGCAAGTAGGAGAGGACCGTCGTCTTATCGAGCGTGACGGTCCCGCTCTGACGAAGCGCGCGGCGAATGGAAAGAGGCAGGCTATTAACCTCAACTTTGTAGAGGCGGCGAGTCAGGATTTTTGTGGGATCAATGGCGTCGATTTCTGGCTGGATATATTTCCGAACCTGTGCAACCGTCACGCCGGGGATTTTAATGATCGCGAACTTTGGCCAAAAGGAACGGATGGGCCTTCCCCAGTCGAAACCGTCCTCGCGCACGTCAACGATATCGCCGCGCTTATAGGCTCCCGCGCGGTCTATAACCGGATCAGGATTGGTGTGACCCTTCGCGATGACGAGAAACTCGGCCATTTCTTATCTATTCCTTTGCATGAATGAATACCATTTAATGCACTCCCCGAAGTCCCAGCATAAAAATCACCTATTTATTCTCCGGCGCAGCTTTTAGCGCCTTTTTTACTGTTTTCTTTTCCACGTCTCGCAGCTTCTCGGCCCAAGACTCTTGCAAAAACACCTTTCCTAGCTCGTCAGGCACGTCATAAACTTTTCCCTTTGTATAAAGCTTAATTGCAATTCCATTAGGAGAACCCTTCTGCGTAGAAACCATTCTGACCTTCATCGAACTTCTCCAAAAAAGGGGGGGAATAAACCCCCCACTATAGCTATGCAAGCGGCGACGTCGCAGGCCGTCCGCGAGCAACATCAGCGCCATAGATAGCACCCGTTGCTCCCGAAGACGTAACAACTGCACGAACGAACCGCTTCGTTCCTTTATAGCCAACCCGCTGAATACTGTTTGCAGTGAAAGCTGCAAAGGTTCCATCTAGGTCAGCTGCAGCAACATCTGCCCAAGTGCCAGGAGAGCCAGTTCCATCATCTGGCGCTTCTTGAAGCTTGGGCGTATGTGTTCCATCGGTAATAGCACCGACAGAAAAAACCGCCATGGCAGAATGATAGCCTTGGAGATCTACTTGAGCGCCATTGGATGCAGAGTTCCTTGTGGCAGGTGCAAGGGACTGTACCAAGTCCACATTGCTTTTGAGATCGAAAGCGATGCTCATTGTTTCATACTCCTTTAGACAGAAAGCTTCTGGATCTTGATTGCCTCAAAGTTCACCACGTCGCCGCCAACGCGCTTTGTCGTAAAGAACTTGACAAAAGGCTTGGCAGTAAGTGCATCGCGGAGAACCTGAATACCGTGCCGGTCCACAATCTGATATGCAGCACGAAGATCCCCATACATGGCTGCAAGTGCATTTGCAGCTACGGCCGGAATATCATCTGCGTGACGAACAGGAGCACCCAAAAGCGTGGGAGCTTCTCCTGCCTGATTGTTCGGCTGCCAAAGGTACTGGTTGTTTGCATCCTTGAGCTTCCGAACGTTCGCGATGCTTGCCCGGCGGAACAACCAAACGGCATTTCGCTGATAAGCTTCCTTCAAGGAGTTTTGAACGGAAATGAGCCCATCAAAGGTAAAATCTGCCGCCGCGCCGGAAACAACTTGCTCGATCTGACCATATCCGGTTCCGGCTGGATACGTCATGAAACCCCGAGGCTTTCCTACACCGTTGCCATTGACAAAAGCGGTGTTTTCCTGCCTAGCAAGCTTGTCCGATACCTTTCCGGCTAACCACTGCTCAATGTTAATGTTGGCGTCGTCCAACATCTCCATCGTAGCATGTGGCTCTGCATAGCTGGTGAAAGTAACGATCTCTTTTTCGCGAATAGTCGGCGTCGCTGTTTCCGTTGGAGTCTGACGCTCGCCAAGCCATCCACCGCCGGCTTCTGCATCGTCAATGACCATCGTGACGCTTTTTGATCCAATGCTCATCGAAGAAGCAAGTTCGCGAATCGGGCTGGTCTCAAAAATAGTTGCCGTGATAGTTGCAGCAACTTCTGGAACCACCCAATAACCACCATCAGGATCAGAACCGATCGAAAGCGCTCGAAGCTCTTCTGGGGAGAGAGACTTTTCATTCCGCCGAAGATAGCTATCGAAGCCGCTGCGATATTCCTGCAGAGACTCCTGCGAAAAAGCCGCCTTTCGCCCATAAGAAGTTGCAACTGCATTCATAAATGCAACTTGCTTTTCTTCCAAAGAAGATTCCACGGGCGAAAGCGCCGTCCGGTTCATCAGGGCCTCAATGTGATCCAGCCGTTCCGTTGCAGACTTCTCTACAGACAGAACACGATCCGAAGATTCCTGCACTGCAAGATCAATCTTTGCGATCTTTTCTTCAAGAATAGGATCAACGGCACCCTTCTTCTTCAACTCATCCAAGGCCGCATCATTCGCTGCCTTAAATTCCTCAAAAGCCACATTGAGTTCCTCAATGGACTTTTTAACCTCTGTAAAACCTTCCATCTTTTTGCTTCCTTTAGGATTGAAGGGATTGTGTCATCTTGTGGATGGATTCCACAAGAAGTGTGGCAGGTTCCCTCTGCCGGAGAACTAAACGATAGCCTTTTGCAACTATCATTTCAGCCTCCCGACGTGACCATCCAGCATCCCGCAGGAAGGTCTCAAAATCGCGCTCAGTTTCAACGAGATCTTTCATTGAAGCCAAAGCGCCTGAAAAACTATTAGACTTCTTCCATGGTGGAACAAGCCCGCTATCGTCGAATTCTTTTTGCATTTTGGAATAATAGCGTTCCAAGTGTCGCTTGATTCCTTTTCGGTCGCTTTCTGGAACGTCGATTCCGCCACGTGCACCCTGCATAACAGCGGCTGCTGCAAAGATAGCTCGGGGAATCGCAGTCAATTTTCCATCCAAAACATCTGCAATCTGCAGCTTATATGAACCGAAATCTTCTGCCTTTTCTTTATCATACCAAATGAAGGCTTTTCTATATTTTGCATTTGGCCCATCCGAAGCTCCCGCCCAAGAACGGAGCCGCTTGTTTGCTTCTCGCTTTTTCCAGGTCTTGTCGCGTGCAGCAAGCGGCAGGTCTTGAAACGGCACGGTGGCCTTAACGTCTGTGATTCTTGCAGAATCCAAAGCAGGAAAAGTTACTAAGGAAATTTCCCAAAGATCAATCTCTTTCAGCGTTCTGATATTTGTAACTTCATCCAGCTCCGACTTCTTTGTCATGAAGCCGATGGAGAGTCCATCTAAGGCTCCAAGCTTTAGCAGTTCATGGGCTTCTCTACCACGCTGTGTTCCCAGTGCAAGTGACCTTCAACAAGAAGACCCTTTTTGTCCTCTTTCAAATTCGTCCAAATACCAATAGGCTCTGACGGCTTATGCTGCCAAAGCATTTTGATACCAGAAGCCCCTCGCGTTTTTAGCGAGGCATTAAACGCGCCAGCTTCTACTTTGTCATTATAGGAATCAAGCTCTCCAAAGACAGAAGCAATGCCCTGGAAGGTTCCATCCTCTGTATTAAAAGCCCGAAGGTCTAAGTGTGCACTAAGCTGTTGCGTGTTCATGATTCGATCCTGTTAGAGAAAATATCTAATCCACCGTCCGTGGCCATTGCTTCAATAGTCATGTTGCTTTGAAGCAACATTCGATATATTTGATCCAGCTTTGCATTTACTGGAATACTGTCGTCCGTGACAGAAACCGGCTGAGCGTTTAAGGGAAGCATAAGAACGTCCCCACCATCGACGGTGCCGTAGCCTAGTTCCTTTCGTGCATCATTCGGTGTAAGAACGCCGGCCTGAACAGCATTTAGAACGCGCTTCCATTTTGAAGCTCGGCGCATTTCCAGCGCCGGCATATCGTCGAGGTTCAGTAAAAGCTCCAGCGAAGCATCGCCGAAATGCGGAAGAAGCCAATTTGAAAATTCCTGCAAAACATGCTTTGCAAGGGGAATGATTGTTTCGTCCCACAATGCCAATCGCGCTTCGCCAAAGTTTGTGAAAGTTGCTCCTTCTGGCAGGCCAATTAAAAAAGGCGGAACGCCGAAGGCAAGACAGATGAATCTTGCACTAAAGGACTTGCTTTGAATCAAAAGCATATCTCGTGGAGAGAAGGAAAGTCCCTTCCATTTCAAGCCGTTTGTGAGAAAGACAACTGATCCAGCATTTTCACCGCCCGAATTTCTCTTGTTCCATTCCCCGCGAAGGCGCTTTAGTTCCTCGGCTCCAACTGCCATATCGGTTTCAATGGCTCCTGACGGCGCTGCAGAATTTTTCAAGAGCCCCATGTTCCAAACATCTGTCTCATTATGCTGGTCAATGTTATATGCAGCAGCTTCGACAGGACTCATTCCATACCAGTCATTTAAGGGATTAAAGGTTCTGATATGGCGAATTTGTGAATTTCCAGTGAGCTGATCCACCGGCCAGCGGACCTTTTGTCCTCCATTTTCCCACTCATATGCTGAAATGCCTTTCTTTCCAGGAACGACTTTCATTCGATCTGGCCGCTTTATCCAAAGTTCCACTGGCGGCCGATTCTTTGGCGCCACGGCTTCGACAAAAGTATTTCCGGCGATCAAATAAAAACCAATCAGTTCTTTTAAGAACTCCGAACGGTCCTGATGTGGGTTGGGCCTGGCGAGAAGGTCCAAGAGCGGATGGTTCGTTAAAATCTCTGCTTTTCCGTTGCTGTTTTTCTTTGAAAGCCGCCAAGGAATCGACGCAACTGCGCTTGAAACCATTTCAATGCAGCGAAAAGCAACGATATTCCTTTGATAGGCTTCTTTTGAAAAATTCGTATAGTTTCGCGGCGACCATACGGGAGCCCCGCCGACTGTTGCAGATGAGAGAGCGGAAGCGGTTCGAGAAGATTTCTTCTCATACCTTCCTTGAAGGGCTTTATAAATTGCTTCAAGCGGGCCCAATTTCACGCTCCTCTACGCCCATAAAATGAGCGGTTCGCTGGATGATGTGCCATAGCTCATGCCATAGGTTGCAACGGCATAGGCCATTACTCTGTCATCCATGCAAGAACCTTCTGCAGCCAGCTTTCCGTCTGGATGCTCGCGGAAGGTGTTTAATTCGTCCTTTAAGAAGGGCGAATGAAAAATGGCCCCTTCGGCTAAGAGATGCCGCATGTTTCCGATCATGAAGCTTTTCGTTGCCGAATTTGTTGTAATGCCATAATCGGCTAAAAGTCCCATTTGAAGCCTCTGCGGCTTTGTGGCACCTGATGCTGAACGGCAGATTTTGTCCTGGGGATAAATATCTAAAAGTCGTGAAAGAACGAGGATTCCGTGATTGTTTTTTTCTACATTTACAAATGCGTGATTGAATCTTCGACCGATTTCTGCAACTTTCTGCGCTAAAAGATCTGGCTCTACAACATTCGAGGCCCATTCGCCGACTTGTTCGCAGTCTTCTTCCTTAACGACTTGAATAACGGCATTGTTTGCTCCAACACCCCCTGAGGGATCAACGCCAAGAATATAACGGCTTCCTGGCTGTGGATGCGGCTTTAAGAAATGAAACGCAGGTTCAAAGGGATCTTTTGTCCAGTCTTCTGTTGCAACAAAGTTAAAGCGGTTGAAATAAGAATGTGCACGCGACTGGAAACATTCATCTAGCGTGAATGGATATTGTTCTTTGAAAGCAATCAAATCATAATCAAAATCTGGGCCAGAAAGTTTTTTTCTTCGCCAAGCGAGTTGTTCTAAAGAAACTCCCGCTTTTAGAAGTTGAGGTTCTTCAAGAGAATCATCCAACGATGCAAAAAAGGCTTCCTTGTCTGTTTCACTTAGTTCTAAGCTATATGCTGGGTCCCAAAGCCAATTGAAGAAATGAAGTTTATAGTCTCCGCTTCCTTGCGCTGACCTCATGCAGATTCTGTGATAGAAGTTTCCAACACCCTTTCCTGTTGATTCGATATAAATGTTTCCGGTATCGGGAACGGATTGGAGAAGGTCAGACATTAGCTGCTCCGGGTTTGGCCAGCGAGCGATTTCGGAACAATGCAAGTCAGTGATTGTATCACCTACACCGAAGTCTTGGGAACCGGCTGTTCCAATATAGAAAACTGAATCTGTTTTGGGGAAAGAAATTTCATTTCTGCTTGAATATTTCAAAACTGCCTTTGGTCCGCGAAGATGATTTAACATATAATGCACGCGGTTTAGAAGGCGCTGTGTGGCTTTCGTCTGATGCGCAATGACAACGGCGCAGCGGTTTCTATATGAAAGACAACGAACGAGATTCAGGGCTAGAAAATACGTAGATATTCCGATCTGACGAGCTTTAGGGACAATTGCTCGTGAAGAAAGCTCTGAATCCAACGCCCGTTGTGCGTTGTTCAGGATGAATGGCACGTCTATTCCTTGTTTGTTTGGAATAGACAAAAGTCCTTCAATGATTGCCCGCTCAGCTGTCATGAGGTTTTTTCTTTTGCAATGTGCGCCGGCGGATGGGAAACCGGGCTAGCTGTGTTTGCAACTCCGGGAGAAGGTAAAGTTACAACACACTTCCCATCCGCCGACTTATTTCCATCAATAGAAACAGAAACCGACACGTTTTGTTGGACGGCCATGATTTGCTGAATGACGTCCTCTGCTGTGGTTTTGTCTTCAAAATCGTCTTTTGAATTATATTTTCCGTTCGCCTTGAGCCATTTGTCGGCGGCGGCAAGGCGGTCTCGGATGCTTTGCTCCTTTGAAAGCCCGTCCCGAACAGCTTCGATCACGTCGGAGAAAAGCGCCCGAAATTCCTGCTCAAGGATTGAAACGGTGTTTCCGATTTGTTTTTGTGCGCGAGGGTCGCATAGAATCCGTGAAACCCAATTCGGACTCCTGCCTAGCAGTGCAGCAATTTGATTGTTTGTCATTCCAGAAAGATGCAGCGCGATCGCTGTCATATGGAATCCGGTTAGCTTTTTAAGCGGCTTGCTGCCATTAGAAAGGCGAAGACCCTTCGCTTTTTCTGCCTTATAAACTAGATCGCGAGAAGTATGCCGAAACGGGTTTATCCGCAGATCGGATGAAAGAAGCGCCTTTCGATCCTTCTCGCTCAAGAGCGCGCCGCGAAGCATTTGCTGCACTTTCGACTTCGGGGGAAGATTTGTATCTTCTGCTAAACCCGTTTCTTCTTCTGTTGAAAGAGCTCTATCCGCAGATGTGGACATTGAACGCTTCCTTCACCGCATGAAGTGGCTCTGCACAGAGCCGAGGTTGAACGGGAAATAAAACTCCTGGATCATACCAGCGAACGACCTCGCAGGGAACAAGTTCCCAAAGAGGAAAGAGAAAAGAGAGCACAGGAAGATAGAGATTCTCCAGTTGATAAAATGCCGTGAGCGTGTGAGAGAGCTTGATTTCAATGACGATAATTCTTCCTTCCGGAAGAAAGAGAAGCCCATCTGGCTGGCAGTAGTGAGATCGACCGCGAAAGTCCTTATAAAAGATCCACTGTCCGGGAAGATATAATCCATGATAACGTTCATCGAATTCTTCATGAACGCGACTTTCATATCTAATCCCTGCTCGCCCGCTTTTCGTTGGTCGCGGATTTGGCGGATGAGGCGCGTGGCCCATGTGAAACTCTGCTTCTCGCGGAACGGTCCTTCGCTGGTACGCTCGCGGAACGAGTTGGGATAAATTCTTCGCGACATGCATTTTGTGATTCCTTCGCTGAAGGCTCCTCTGCTGAACGAAAAATCTGTTCCAGGCCCTCTTTGCTGGAAAATTCGCCTAGGTCTGAGGCTTTGATTAGGTCGGTCCAGTGCAGCATGAGTGGCCTCAAAAAAGCGGGGTTGTCCCGGATTTCAGCGTAGATGAAAATGAAGTGAATGTCAAGGTGAAGTTGGTGAGGGGTTAATTCATGCTAGCGATTCAGATCTGGGGAGAAAATTTGGTGAGGGGGTCCAGTACCCTTTTAGAGCCAGGTTGTGCTTCTGGACCCTCCCCCTACCTATAGTTGCATTCTCAGGAACGAAAAAGGGAAGCGGGCCGAAGCCCGCTTCCCGATTGTAGTTTAGAAGTCTTCGAGAACGTCGTCGTCGGTGCTGGCGACAGCCGCCTTGAGCCTGGCGATTTCCTGTACGACGGACGGCGCCTTAGAAAGCGCGCGCCGCTTGGAATCATCGAGGCTGAGCCACTTCTTAAGCGCTTTCTCGAACGGGACGTTCTTAAGCGTCGAAAGCGCGGCGACCGTAAGCGCAGCCTGGCCTTTGAAGCCCGTTGCCTTGAGGGATTCGATGACCTTTTCGGGCGCATCCCCGGTAACATGCGCCACGACGGCGGTAGCAGTTGACAAGCGCGGCGTCCCGGTTCCACGCGATGTCCAAGTCCCTTCTGCGAACGAGGCGTTCAATTCGCGAAGCGCGGCAAGAACATCGGCCGGGCTGGAACTTTTATTGATCTGGTTCTGCGGCCGCGTCTTCGCGCCAAGCCGGAAGGCATGCGTGCGGATTTCATCGGGATAGGAGTCGTAGTCGAAAACGACCGTTTCATCAGTACCTTCGACCGCGACCGTAAGCCGATTGCCTTCCCAGCTATAAGTTGCCTTCTTAGCCATAATAGAGTCTCCTAGTTGAGCGCGCCGCATCGCGCGGAGGAATTCCGGCGATTTGGCGCGCGTTTCACAATGTTAAAGAACGTTTCCTGGCGAGAAACCCCTCGCCAATGGCCACCGGCCACAAGAAATGATCTCACATCTGGAAACAAATGTCACGAAAAATCGACACGCCGAGCGCGATTTTTTGACGCGCCAAGCGCGCCGCGCCCACGTCAATTCGCTTTCTCTCGCCAGCGGCTAGAAATCGCCCCGGTTTCAAAAAGCGGCACTATGGATTATCCCGGTTTCAAAAATTTAACCGCTGAAAGCTTTCTAAAAAGCTGGCCAGTTTTAGGCGGTGGCTAGAAATACTAGCAGTTATAAATTGTAATCACTACCATTCATCACCTACTAATCTACTAATCTACTTTGCATTTGCCCGTCGTGTGTGATTGAGGTTCGGTGGAGAAATTTTGTAATAGGAGTTTTTTTCTTATTGGAATTTTTTTTATATTAGGAGGTAGTCTATTCTTCTTCTTCTCTACTCTCTCTCCTCCTCTCTAAAAAAAGATCCAATTCCCCCAATCTCCAAAAACACCTCACGCACGACGGCTAAATGCAGAGTAGATAATTAGATTAGTAGATGATGACTAGTAGTATTTATTGACTTCTCCAAACACCTCAATTAAATTAAGCCCGCGCGCACGCTTTCACACAGACTAAACCTTCATATTTCACCAAAGGAGCAACCTATGGCAAGAAGAGCCAGACCTTTTACAGAATATCCTCCACGCTTTTTCGAAGCACTAGAAAGCTTCTTTTCTTCAACAGAAGAAGTTTCTTTCACGCTTTCGGCCCGAGACGCATATTCAACTCGGAATCGCTTCTATGATCTCTTTCACGCAATTCGGGCAGAGCAAAGACAGCGACCAACCGATCGCTATCTCTGTGGATTAATGAATCTTGCAAGAGATCTCATGCTAGTGATCCGTCCAGCATCGGCGCGGGGAGACGAGGAAGTTCGCTTAATCATCAAATTGCATCCGCTTTCAAAGCTGAATGAAAGCGGGGGCTTGGGAATTTTTGACGCGGATTCAGAAATCACGAACAAAGAGCCAAAGAGCACAAATGAAAAACCGGACAGCCCGCTTGAAAAAGGTTCGGTGGAAGCCATAGAAGAATATTTTCTAAAAAACAAAAAGGAGAAAAAAAGCGGAAAGCCTTGAGAAAAAGCGGGGAGCAAAAAGCTTCAAAAAAAGGAGCAAAAAGCTTCAAAAAAGGTCCAAGAAAACTATTTACAACACACTAGTATTTTGATATAATACTAGCGAGCAAACAGCTTTAACACAAAGCACTCTTGGACCCACTCAAACACTACGGAGCTTAAAAATGCCAAAGCAAAAAACCCTTAAGGAAACCCTTTCAGCGATACTTTCTGATTGGGCTTGCGAGGAATTTCATATGAGCGTTAGTTCTCGCTCTGTGAATATCCTTGCAGAACAGCTTCTACGCGGAATTGCAGACCGTTTAGAAGCAGAAGCAAGGAATTCTCTTATCTAACACAGAAGGGACAAGGGGCGATTTGCGCCTCCTTGTCCTTTTTCAAATCGCCAAGAGGAAAAACCGATGAAAGCCGACGCATATACTCGCGTGACAGACAAGATCCTAGCCGATCTAGAACAAGGCGTTAGAACCTGGTTCAAGCCGTGGA